ATAATTTCTCGTGCAAAATACTACACTCATCTGTTTAGGTCAGACGTGCAGTCTGCACAATTTTCTTTGAAAGAATATGACGACGGTATCAAGCGTATGAAGGTAGAGCTTCTCAACCGCAAAAACTACATGAGGGCTGTGTAATTGGCTGATCTATCTCAAGCACAACCTGTGGCATTCAACTGTGAAGGCGGTCTGATAAAGAACCGCTCTACATTTATGATGCAACCGGGAGAAGCCTTAGAGTTAGAAAACTTCGAACCTGACGTAGAGGGCGGATATAAGCGTATCAAAGGATTTTCAAAATATGTGACGGGCGTGGTTCCGCAAACAGCAGACTCTTCTGAACCCATTCTGTTAGTTGCTTCATTCGCAAGTAAAGTGGTTGCAGCACGAGGCACTAGCATATTTCAAGCCACTCCCGGAGGGTCTAGCTGGACAAGCATTGACAGTGGACGCACCAGTGCAGCGAAGTACAACTTCGAGCGGTTTAATTTTGATGGCAATGACAAGATGATTGTGGTTGACCAAGCCAACGCACCTACCGTGTTTAACACTTCGTTCTCTGCTACAGATGTAAGCGAGAGTAGCGTTGCTGGTTCTAAGTTTGTAGCGGCATTCAAGAACCACATGTTCTACGCTGGTAAGTCTAGTACACCACAAGAAGTAGTGTTTAGCCAGCCATTCGACGAAGACGCATTTTCTAGCGGCAGTGGTGCAGGAAGTATCAAAGTTGATGACACCGTTACAGGTCTTAAAGTCTTTCGTGACAATCTATTTATTTTTTGTGAAAACAGGATATTTAAAGTTGGTGGCAGCAGTTCTAGTGATTTTGCTGTCGTACCAGTTACTCGTAACATTGGCTGCTTAAATGGCTTCACTATTCAAGAATTTGCTGGTGACCTCATCTTTCTTGGTCCTGACGGGTTGCGTACAGTCGCAGGTACAGCAAGGATTGGTGACGTGGAGTTGGGCACTATAAGTTCAAATGTGCAGTCCCTTTTCAATGAAAACATTGCAGACTCAGCCAGCTTTGAAAGTCTCGTAATACCCGACAAAACACAATACCGTATATTTTTTACTAAAGCCACTGTTGCGGAAACAATTACCAAAGGGGTAATTTGCGTGATGAAGGGGCAGAAGTTTGAGTTTTCGGAAATGCGCGGAATAAAACCCGCTTGCACGGATACATTTGTAGATGATGGTAACGTCATTGTTTTACACGGTGCGGATTCTACAGGATATATATTTAGACAAGAGTCTGGTAGTGACTTCGATGGCACGGCTGTGTTAGGCAAGTATCGTGGGCCAGACCTCACATTTGGTGACGCTGGCATACGTAAGCACATGCAGCGTGTTATCGTAAACTACAAACCGGACTCTACAATAGACGCCGATTTGTTTCTTAGGTATGACTATGAATCCCCGGATGCACCTCGTCCTGCAGCGTATCCCCTAGATTCCAGCGATGTTGTTGCTTCGTATGGTGTAGCTAGTTACGGGACGGGAACTTATGGGGGTGTATCTCAGCCCCTAGTCAGGCAGTCCGTAGAGGGGTCAGGGTTTGCTGTGGCTTTACGAGTAAACGATGGGGGTACTACCGCTCCCTACTCTCTCAAGGGGTTTCAACTAGAATTTCAAACAGGAGCTAGACGTTAGATGGGTGCTACTTATACCAGACAATCATCCTACACTGACGGCGATACCATCACCGCTGCTCACACCAACGATGAGTTTAATCAGCTACTAGCTGCTTTCGCCGCCAGCACAGGACACACACACGATGGGACTACCGCAGAGGGTGGCCCGATTACAAAGCTGTTGGGCAACACCCTTACGTTTGGCGCGGGAACATCAGGCACAGACATCACGATTACCTTCGACGGTGAGACAAGTGACGGTGTACTCAAATGGATGGAAGACGAAGATTACTTTGAATTTTCGGATGACATACTTGTAGCCAGCACAGAAAAACTACAGTTCCGTGATACAGCCATCTACATTAACTCAAGCACAGATGGACAGCTTGATCTTGTAGCTGACACAGAAATACAGATTGCTGCTACAACTGTTGATATCAATGGTAACGTAGATATATCTGGTACACTAACAATTGGTAGTGCTGGTATTTCTGAGGCTGAACTGGAGATACTTGATGGTGCCACGGTCACCACAACAGAGATAAACATTCTTGATGGCGACACCTCCGCTACATCTACCACTGTAGCTGATGCGGATCGTGTTGTATTCAACGATGCAGGAACTATGAAACAGGTGGCGGTCACAGACTTAGCTGCCTATTTTGATGACGAAATTACGGCAATGCCTAATCTTACGTCAGTTGGTACGTTAACAACCTTGACTGTAGATAATGTAATTATCAACGGCACAACTATAGGTCACACTGATGACACCGATTTAATTACACTAGCAGACGGTATTGCTACAGTTGCTGGGGAAGTGTCTGTAACTACACTAGATATTGGTGGCACCAATGTTACATCCACTGCTGCAGAACTTAATATCTTAGACGGCGTAACCGCTACCACTTCAGAAATAAATCTGATGGATGGTGACACGACAGCTACATCAACTACACTTGCTGCTGCTGACAGGTTGATTGTTAATGACGCCGGAACTATGAAGCAAGTTGCACTGTCTGACTTTGAAACATTCTTTGAAAGCGCACT